TAGTCATAGAGCCGAAGTGTCCAAGGACCGGCATCTCCAGCTCACCGGCAAGCCCAGCTCCGGAGATGGTTTCGGTCATGGCCTCGAAGTCCGGGAGCGTTATCTCGGCGATTCCGAGCATATCCTGACTTTCGCTGTTATATACAGCGAAATTTACATTTTGAGTCGGTATCAACTAATACACCTCCTATGCAAACAGTGTTGCCATCTGCGCAACGTCGAATTCGAGGATAAATTCAATCTCCTTCATCGAAGGCGGCGGTGTCGCAAAAATGTGAAAGCGCGTAATGCCTGCTATCGCATCCGTCGGTGGATTGTCGGCTTCGTCGTAATCGACTCGCGGATGCCCGACAAGGAATTCCCGTGCCGCCAAACCGTTCAGCCAAACGTTGACCGAGTCTACGATAGTCTCGATATTTCGCTTGGTCATGGGAAGGTCGACCTTCTGGAAGTAAGTCAGTATCAGCGTATTCGCGAGCCAATTGAACATACGCCTGACGGAGATCATGCTGTCTTTGATGTCGGTATTCGCGGGATAGGCGGCGGTCTGAACACCCCATGCCCGCCAGCCACCGATCCAGTTAACCGGGACCGTTATTCCCTCGCCGTTGAGGTAGTTTGCCTGCGTGTAGAGGTTGAGGTTTACCTCTTTTCCGTCTTCCAAGACGCACGAATCCATCTGCAAATTACGGTTCGAGAATGCCGCGACCGGAACGCCGCCGTATTCGGCGTCCACCTTCCCCATGAGGCCGGCGATCTGCACGGACAGATCGAAAGTGTCGTCACCAAGACGAACCTTCGGCCAACAGACAATCTGCTTGTCGTAAACGAGGTTTTTCTGGTTTTTCCACTCCGGAGCATCCGTGTAGTCGGTGATGCCGGACACTTTGTCGGACGGAATGTCGACGATAGCCATCGCCTGGAAAACACCGCTGACAGCGTTAGACTTGGCATACATAACCGCCGCTACCGCGGAACTCTGGCTATACTTCGGAGTGACAATCGAGCCGATGACGAGCCTGAATTTCGGGAAAATATCGTTTACGAGCTCAAGTCCCTCATAGGATTGCGTGGTGACATTGAAACCGCCGATGATGTCATAGTCGGTCACCATCGAGGAATCTATCACATCGAACTTCACCCATAACCCAACCGACGCCGAAGGGATAGCTCCACCGGCTAACACATTCAACACTGCTTCACCATTCCGATCCCAGGCGAGCGAATAATCAACGCCGATTTCATACGCATCGGGACCGCTCTCGTCGGTTTGGACGATTACAGAGTCAAGAATGACATCCTCACCGAGAATCGCCTGACCGTCCTTCACGGGATAATTTTTCAGCGCCGCCGCCTTTTTGTGTATCCGAGGATTGAGAACGTTGATAAATATCGCCGGAGAGACCGCGAGCAGTGCAAACTGCGAATAAATACACTGCGAAAGCGTGTATTTTCCCCAGCTTTTACTGTCACGGATAAATCCGAGCTTGTTGACGGCCTCGTCGTACTGATACGCCAAAATCGGGTTATTGACCTTTTTGTCAAGCTCTTCCAAACCGGTCTGAGACAGATGCAACGGAGCAGTTCCCACAAAAACCGGAATTGCGCTGTCAACCGCCACCGGCGATATTAACGAAGTCGGAACTTCCGATACGTATACGCCATGTTTGTAAGCCAATTAGCTCGACCTCCTCTGCATTATTTCCTGATAGAGCACCTGATAGAGCCTATTTTCCTCAGTGCCCGGCGTGTCGATTTTCGTCCGCATCTCATTAAGACGCGTGACCGGCACGATCATCTTCCTTATTTCCGGTATCTCCTTTGCCAAAGCCTCGATATTCGCGGGCAAGCCTCCCCGATAAATGGTCATCGAAATCAGTTTCTTCGGTAAGGTCGGTCCGCAGTATATGACCGGCTCGACGTTCTGGGGCGCAACAGGCGCGCCTGTCGGAGCCTGCGCGGGACGATCCGGAATTCCGATGCCTTCGTTAAGGGGTGCGGTTTCGTTTGTTTCAATGATGTTATCGTCAGCGACGGGCTCGACGGCCTCGCCGGTTTGCTTTTTTGCCATGATTTCGCTCCTTTTTGTTGTGATAGAATATTTTCGAGGTCCCGGATGTAACGCTCGGGCGCTCGGAGGTCGCCTGCCTGAACCGAAAGGGGAGGGAGGTGAGGCCGTTGAAAACCAAGCGGAAGTCACACAAGAAGAAACGCCAGCCTCGGCATTGGCTGACGTTCTTCTTGAAACTAAAACTTGTGTTTAGGTGGCCTTGGAGGCCGTAGGCTGGGTATAAGTCCCGGTTGAGCCTGCAACTCGACCGGGCATCCCGTTGCCGGGGCCTCATTCATTATACTAAAACCTCTGTGAAATTTCAACGTCCGTACCCCTGCCGGAAATCCTCACCAATTCCATACTCCTGAACCTGCGTCCTGATATGCCACTCCGTCGTCATTTCCGCGAACCAGAATGGTCTTACGGATTCGTCGTACAATTCGCAGTGGATCGGAAGGTTTATTTTGTACTTGGATTCCAGAATTCGCTCTTTCTCGAAAAGCTGACGGCAGCGCTCCATGAGAGTCCATAATTGCTTAACGCCCTCCGCGCATTCGGGAGATTCGTCGAAAGCGCCGAAAACAAGAGTCACTGTCAGCATTCCCCAGAATTCCCTCTCGCCGCCTCCCGTAAATTTGATCGGTCTGACGACTATCGCCGGGAAGATAGTCCGCGCTTCGTTGCGTGAATAGCCGTCATCTTCGAGCGGTTCGTCGTCTTGAGGGTCGCATTGTGCGATTTCATTTCCGTTCTCGTCTTCCATCCTCGGATTCATTTCCTGAGCGCGCGGCTGGGGGAGATTCATCTGATAGATATTGACGGGCTTCTCGGTTCCGTCCTGCGACAGCAGTTCGACCTTCGAAAGTTTCTCGCGGAGAAATCTTTCAATGGCGTCGCATGTAAACAGCGGTATCATCTTCCACCTCCGAACAGGTAGTTAATCTGATGCCTCAGTTCCTTATCGAGCCTATAGTGAGCTTTCATCTCGATATACTTGAGCACTTCTTTATTGCCAAGCATTTGCGGAAAAGATGGAGCATATAGTTGTTTTATAGGCATACGCGGAACCATTTTCCCGGTTTCTCCGTCTGTATGTCTCTGAAACACACCTATATGGCCATTCGACATTTTTTGAATAAAGGCGTGCGGTAACGTTATTTGATTGCCGAATTTTACCCCTGCCCTTACCCTTCTTTTTGTTCTGGTCGATTTTGGATTGACGCGAAATTGAATCAGAGGCAAAGGGCCTCCCGTAGAAATTATTTGAGCTTCAAGTTTTTGGTAAGTAGCCCGGACGATGTGAATCGATTTTCTTACGTCGACCGGTTTGATCGCGTATTCTTCGCAAATAGCCTTTATGGCATCTGTTCGTGCCCCTTCAACAGCGCGGTTAATCGCCCGCGCGACAGCCTTGTTCGCCCCACCGGGGATATGGGCGAGTGCGCTTAATAATTCCTTGTGGCGCTCACCTAGCGAAATCGATAAAGAAATCATCTGACAGCGCCCCCTTTCAGCGTGATCTCATACACGCCGTCATAAATGACCGAACTCCGGACAAACAGCTTTTGGCCATTAACCGTTATCTCCTGTCCGGTCCGCGGCGTTCCTTTGTACTCGTCAGCGCGGATGAACAGGAGATACAAATCGCTTTGCAGGCCGGCGATAATAACGGCTCCTTCGTTTCTTGCGCGGCCGGAATCGGTGCCCGCGAGAGCGGCTTCGTATCGGTCGAAAATACAGAGTATCTTGGAGCCGTTGATATTGTGATAGTCTGCGAGTTCGGAGTCGTTAAACCAGGCCGCGCCTTTTACCAGATCACTTCGCGCGTCCTCTTTTAGGCTTTTGAGGGGTTTCTCCGTCACCGGCTTCGCTGGTTTCAGATTTGGGAAGATCATCTCCAGCGGTGGATACATCTGCATCGGGGCTCACCTCCGACGAGCCTTCCTCGTCACCTTCGTCACCGTCACCCTCTCCGGTATCGCCCGAATCGTCACCGTCATCCTCTCCGGTATTGCCCGAGTCGTCGCCGGCAGTGTTCTCTTCACTGTCCAAGATTTCGACGACCGCCCCGAGATTAATCAACCGCTCAAGCTCCGCCCCGACAAACGAGACAGGATCACCGGGCTTGTATACGGCGCCGTCGCCGCCGCGAACCTTCTGTCCTTTTCCCACGACATACATCACGCCACCACCCTTACAGCCCAACCGTCGACATTGACCGGCATCGGCAGCGGACGTGCGTTCAAGCGCAAAGTTTTTGTCGAAGAATCCTCGTCCGAGAAGATCTGTGGCACTCGCGGCAGCGCGACCGTCTGAAAATCGCGACCGACGAGGAACGTGACCGCGCCGTAGGCAAAGTAGTTCGGCGTGTTCGTTGATGCGAACAGAACTGTGTTGTTGGGTATAAACGGCGTCATTTCCCCGGTCAGCGGGTCTTTGAATGAAGCATCATACGAATAAATGTCAGCGCCGACTATCGGCATACGACCGTAGAAGGTCACGAGAGGCTCCTTGATGACCGGCTCTATCGTGCCGAAATTCATGCGAAGAATATCGTAGTACATCTTGAAATTCGGATGCCGGATA